ATGGGGGCACTTGAGAAATGCTCGTCTTGTATGAGAGACAAAAAAGATAATTACTACCGCCGCCCGCCGGAGGGAGAGGAGGACGCATGAAACCGACTTGTATTACTTGCAAAGCTGATTGCCATAACGCCGGGACAACCTCCAAAATTGTGGATTGCTCACAGTACAAACCGGGGCGAGTTTTGACCAACGCAGACCGGATTAGGGCCATGACCGACGAGGAGTTGGCGGGCATTTTCCTCAGAGCCGACTTTTGTAAGTGTTGTGAGCATGAAAAAGGCGGAGTATGCAATTTCATCTGTGCTTATCCAAACATTCCGATTTATGAAGGGTGCAGGCAAGCTGCATTGAAGTGGATGAAGCAACCAGTGGAGGAGGACTGACATGGAACGATACACGGAAAAGCACTACGATGGGAACGGCTATTATCTCATCTGTAGTGGGAATTGCGAAACGCTTAATTGTGGAGACTGCGGCATCTTAGACAAAATCGTTGACCGCCTCGCAGCCTACGAGGACACGGGGCTGGAGCCGGAGGCCGTCGAACATTTGAAACTGGCAAGCATGGGGGAAGCCATAGCAGAGGTTATAGAGTTTGAGGGCATCCCCATTGACCGCCTCCGCGAACTGGCCCAGGCGGACAGGATGATCGGGAAAGAAGTTTGGGCGCAAGCAAAATACTTAAACATTTTCCAGACAAAGCCAAGCCTCATTCAAAGAACGACAATTCAGTATGTTTCTCTGTTAAAAGGTGGAGACATCCTGTGCCATACTCAAACCTGTGCTTTCCCATTGAATGAAATTGGCAAAACCGTGTTCCTCACCCGCGAGGAAGCCGCACTACGGAGGGAGCAGGATGGTTGATTGGGCAGTCATTAGGAGACTTGGGCTTTCCTTCCCCGGATGGTTCATCAACGCCCAGGGGGAGTTTATCGCCCACCAAAAGGCAAATGTGTATTTCAATATCAGCACTTGCGAGAGCGAACTGGATGTAAAGTGCAAGGTGTTGGAGTGGTTTTCCCGCGCGGCTTGTAAGTCCACGCCGTTCCGCCGTGCAGTAGATAATACAGCCCTTCATATTTTCTTCCTGAATGGTATAAATCAATACCTTGACACTGCGTTCAGCGTGGAGGATATGCGAGAGATTTACACTTATCTCGGGAACGCTTGCAACCATCAAAAAACGATCCGATTTATAGAGAGCGGCTATGATATGACCGTATTGGAGGGCAAGGAATGAAGGAGTACATCGAGAGGACGGCTGTTGAGAAATTTATCGAGGATGGTCTAAACAATCCAGATAAAAATAAAGCCTTCGGCCACGACGCCATTGAAATCATGGCGGAAGTCCACTATATGCCCGCCGCCGACGTTGCGGAGGTGCGGCACGGGAGATGGGTTAGAGACAAATGGCCGAGCGGAACACACAAATTGATCTGTAGTGAATGCGGAGAATGGAGCGGTAAAAAGTCAAGATACTGCCCTTCGTGCGGCGCTCGCATGGACAAGGAGGACGAGCATGAGGTTAGCTGATGTTGACACGATTTATGACGAAGTTGAGAAACAATATAAAGGGGAAACTGGCATTGAACGTAACTGTAACCGTAATTTTCTGAATTTGATTTGTCATGCCCCCACCATCGACGCCGTGCCTGTGGTCAGGTGCCGGGAGTGTAAATATTGGAGAAGATACACTAGGCAGTGGGAAAATCACTGTGCTGGTGAATGTGAGCGACACAGAATGGAAGGCGGAACTTACGAAAATGATTTCTGCTCCTACGGCCAGCGAAAGGAGGACGAGCATGATAAACACCCATCCGACCCGCTGTAATATCTGCGGCGGGCGTGTGACCTACGGCTCAAATGCCCGGGTGTATGGCCGGGAGTATGGGAGCGGCTACTGTTACCTCTGCGAAACGTGCGGGGCCTATGTGGGAACGCATAAGCCCCGCCCACGGGAAGCTCTGGGGCTGCTGGCTGATGAACCGATGCGGACAGGGAAAAAGATGTGCCATGCTATTTTTGACCCGCTCTGGCAGGGCAAGCCAAAAGCCCACAAGAAGCGCAACGACCTTTACCGCTGGCTGGCCCATGAGATGGAAATACCCATCGAGGATTGCCATTTCGGGTACTTCGACATTGACCAACTCCGGCGGGCGTACATCATTCTGAGAGGCGTACAGGACAAGCAGATGCGGTATGACAACTGCGGGAGAATCCATTTTGAGGAGGCCGCCCATGAAGTTTCGGAGTAAGACGGGGGAAGTCGCACTTACCATTGAACAGGCATTAGAGCAGTTTTGCGATAGCAAAAAAGATTGCGACTATTGCGAGCTTCGGGAACCCGTGCAGCAATACGCAGGAACAAAGAGGCCGTGTCATGAATACGTAAGAGCCAACCCTTACGAAGCCGCCCGCCTGATGGGCTATGAGGTGGTGGAGGATGATGAACCACGCACTTGTTTTAACTGCATTGGGTGTGAAATTGAGAAGGACTTTGACCCACAGGAAGGGTGCAAAAATTGGGTGAAAAGGAAGGAGGCCAACATGGACAAGCCGAGAATTTGCGAGGTGCTGGGGGTTGAGCCAGAAGAGAAGTTTGACGCTGACCCATACAAAGACGCCTATGTAGATTTATTTGGCATCATACGGACAAACATCGGATCGGCGATGGATGCTTACCGAGTGTGCGAACTTATCAACCACCCCGACCGCATCATCCGCAAGCCCCGCTGGACGGAGCAGGAGGTGAAGCGGGCAAAGGCAATTAAGGTGCTTTGGCCCAAAGCAGAAAAACTCTACAGGGGTGCGGCAACGATAACTATTTACACTCGTTCGCAATTATTCGTTATTGATTTGCATGCGGAATTGTTTCCGTCTCTCCACTCCGGCGAAACCGTTACCCTTGACGAGATCATCGGAGGTGCGCAATGAAAAGAGAAATGATCGTATGTGACAGATGCGGACGGAAAATTGAATCTGGTAGAGTCCGTCTTATTTGCTGGAAGAGATGGATGTCAGTTTTCTTAGGCCAGACGAATGGGAAAGACTATGATCTTTGCCCAGAATGCGCAAAGGAACTGGAAAGGTGGATGACCGGAGGTGCCCAATGAGAGAAATCCTTTTCAAAGCCAGGCGGCTGGATAATGGCGAATGGGTGGAAGGGTATTACATAGGCCCAATAGGTGTGCTTGATGTACATGAGATTTGCGATGTTCATGATATTACAGGACCACGTGTCGAAGTTGACCCCTCCACGGTCTGCGAGTACACCAACATCGACATACGGCGAGAAGCGTGGCCGTCATCCGAAGTACAGAAGATTTTTACTGGCGACTACCTCGGAGAATGGGGAGAGGATGAGGACGGTAACGAGTGCGTCTGCATCCTCGGCGTTGTGACCTATTGGGAAGACGAAGGGCGCTATGTATTGGCAGACGAGGATGGATTGTGCAACGACTGGACGCTGGAGGCCGAGGCACAACCGGAGAATTGGCCCCATCTCATACACTGCGGCAACATCCACGACGGGGAGGGCGGACGGCATGAGGAGATCGTCGGAGGTGCGGATGAAGTGCAATAAAGACTGCATAGCCAATGTATGCGGAGAATGTGCCGTCGAGAAATGCGAAGGACAGATTCAAAGGCTGGGCATACGGAATAACAATGCGGAAACAGCGGCTTGGACTTATAAGATTGCCGTAGATTCATTCAAAGACTATTTTGGAAAGAAGGATGCCGACCAATGAACGAACTGAAAGTTTTCAACAACCCCGAATTCGGAAAGGTCCGTACTGTGGAGATCAATGGGGAACCGTGGCTGGTGGGAAAGGACGTGGCAGCGGCGTTGGGGTACCAGAACCCACAGAGGGCCATCCGTGACCATGTGGATGAAGAAGATAAAGGGGTGACTGAAATGGTCACCCCCGGAGGAAAGCAGAGTGTGCCTATCATCAACGAATCCGGCCTATATTCCCTGGTTCTGTCCAGTAAGCTACCGGGAGCCAAGAAGTTCCGCCGCTGGGTGACTTCGGAGGTGCTGCCTAGTATCCGCAAGACGGGCCACTATACAGCTAAGCCCATGACCGACTACCAGATGGAGAGCATCCGCGTCCGCAAGGCCCAGCTTTTGGAGCGTCTGGCGAAGGAGTATGACGGTACTTACAGACAGGTTCTCCAGGCCCACGCTACCAAGGAGCTGACTGGGGAATACCTGCTCCCCCTGCCCTATATCGGGGAAAAGACGTACTCAGCACAGGAGATCGGCGAAAAACTGGGCATCTCCGCAAACAAGGTCGGGATGCTCGCCAACCGGAACCACCTGAAAACGAAGCAGTACGGGACATGGGTCAATGACGTTGCCAAGAACTGCCCCGGAAAGGAAGTCCCGTCCTTCCGATACTACGAAAGCGTTGTTCCGGTTCTGAAAACGATCATCTCCAAACAGTGAGAAAAGGCCCCGCCGTCTGGCGGGGCTTCTCTTATGCGTAGGGGTTATTTTTCTCCCAACTCTTGTTGATGATTGTCCAGAGGTCCGCCTTTTGCTCTTGGGTGAAATTGTGGCTATCCAGATAAGCCCTGGCCTCACTTTTGGATTTGTACCCATTCTTGTCCGCATCAATTCCGTTCTTCATATCCGCATACTGTTCGACAGTCAGACCGGCAGCCACTGCCTGCTTCGTTTTCTCATAAGCCGTCCCAGACATGATCTCGGCGCCGTACTGATGATAGAGGGCCAAGTATTCCGCTGGAGATATTCCAAGATCGTTCTGCGCTGTCTCTGCGTTGTTTACCCATGCCGGAACACTGTCGGCTCCCAGAATCGTTTTCTTTGCCCGTTGGCTGGCGTAGTCATTACAGAGGTCCAAAAGCTCCGTCTTGGTAGTATCATTCGCCCTCTTGTATGCGCTGCTGCCCATCATGGAGGACAGCGTAGTCAGTGCGACGGCGCCGCGATCCCGGAGATAGTCCTGCCGCTCCTCGTAGGTCAAGGACTTGCTATAGGTATTGCCATCTTTTGTGTACGAGAGCTCCGATGGGGCGCTCTTAGAAGGATAGAAGGAGGTCTCCCCCGTCCGCTCGCGCAGCGCTTCCATGTTTTGAGACACTTCGCTCTGGTCGTAGGTATTGACTCCCACCGGGTTCAGCAGCGCGTTCAGCAGGCGGTCCGCAGTGCTCCCCTGATACAGCTTTTCCTCCCCCAGTGGGTTGACAGACCCCGGCAGGGTTTCTCGCAAACCCGGGATGCTGTTCTTCACGCTGTCCACAACCTGCTCTCCGAGCGTATCCCCGGAATAGGTATTGCGGGGTCGGTCATCCAGCCCACGGGCCGTAGACCGCAGAATGTTTGGTATCAGGGAAGAAGCTACCGTGTTTGCCCCCTCCTGCAGTAATACTTCCTGTGGGTCCTGTCCATATTTGATGATGTCCGTTGCCGCATTCCCAATGAACTGCATCACCGGAAGCTCCGCAGTTGCATCCATAAAGGATTTCGGCACAGCATTAAAAGAAGAAACGATGGGGTTCCCTTCACTCTTTGCCATCTCCGTTCCCAGGTTCATCAACAGGTTCAGCGGCTCGATGGAGGACAGGTCGATCAGGGTGTCTCCACTCTGCCATTCCGTGCTTCCACCGGACAAAGCCCGTTCCGTTGCGGAGATATTCAGTTGGGTTCCCGTGATGCCCTCGCTGGAATTCAGCGCCGCCACGTCCGGATCATCCTCGTCCCCTGCCTGAGACAGAAGCCCCGACTGGGCCAAAAGCATAAATCCGTAAGCAATGGCGGTTCCGGTGAGGCCCCGGGTAGTGTCAGAGACGGCCCGGGCCTGTGCAGCCGGGTCCACATTCTGACCGCTGACAGCCTGCGCCACGGTTTTACCCATCTCCACAATACCCTTGACAGCGTTCGCGGGAGAATACTCCAAACCGCGAGATGCCAGATTTCCGGCTACCCGAGTAAACGGCGCCACGATGTCACCAGCTCCGAAGGCATGGACTGTACGGCCGCGGATGCTCCGTCCACTGTCACCAATGCCAGCAACCATATTCAGTACATCATGTACCTGCTGGATCGCAAGAGAAAGTTTGCTGTCATCCTGGAACGTCCGGTATCGTGCAAGTGCGTCAGCTTGGTTCTGTGCATAGTCCTTGTCAGTAGTCTTGATCTTCCCTTGGTCGACCAGCGCCTGGGTACGGCTCGCATTGCTGCGGGCAAGGCCCTTGTAGAATTCGTCTGTGGCATTCAAAAGGTACGCTTGGTTCCGCTCCAGCATGGACATCACGCGGTCCAAAAAGTTTCCGCTGGCTTTGAAGGTCCGGCGGTTGCTGGTGCCGTACCGGCTCTGATTACCGCTCATGTCTACGTCCATGGTGATTTCTGCAATCGCCATTTGCATCGCCTTGGCTGCCTGCCCCAGATTGGAACGCTCATAGGCCACGCTGCGGGTCCCTGTTACTTTGGACAGCGCCATATCCAGCAGGGCCGCTCCCTTCATGGAAAGCGCGTCCAGGCCGTAGAAAGACGTGTTTCCGGTGATGTTCTTCACCGCCGTTTTGGGGTTGGACAGCATGTTCAGGATTTGGATAGTCTTGATCTTCTGACCCATGTTGGCCGGTGTGGAGTCGGTGCTGAGCGCAGAAGTGGAAGCATAGGCAAACTGCTTCAACTGGTCGAATGTCAGGGAGTCCAAGCTGCTGTTTGCAACCGCGGTCATAATCCGGCTCTGCCGACCAGTTAAGCCATTCAAAACGCCCCGCTGCTGTGCAACGTTCAGGATAATGTCCTTCAACTGCTGCGGCTCTGTGGCCTGCTCGATCTCCGTATCCCACTTCACAATCCGTTGGAAGGTGCTGCGCTTCTCCTCTTCGGAAAGATTGGAGTTTTGCAGATTGTCCCACGCCTCCAGCTCCGAAGATTGGCCGTTCTGGTTGTCCCGGCGGCTCCACTTGGCGTTTGCCTGAACGCCCTGACCAGTGGCAGTCTCATGCTCCCGCATGATCCGCAGGAAGTCCGTATATTCCTCAGAGGGGATCTCCAGATTTGCGGACTTCCCTTGCAGCTCCTGCTGGATCATCCGGGCGGCATCCATCTGGGGCGCATTCCATGCCGTCGCATCATCTAGGGACTGCACCAACTCATGAAAAGCCGTCTCGTCAATGTCTCGCAGGAAGGTCCGCTGGCCGTCCCGAACGGCGTACACCAGTTCTTCTGCCAGATTGAGAGAACGCCCTTCTGTTTGGCTTTCATACCGGAACAGCTTGGCATAGTCCTCCCGTGAAAGGCCGGTGGCGGCTTCTTGATATTGATTATACGGCATGGACTCCGCAAGGCGGCTGGTCCTCTCCTGCCCTTCCATGCCGGGGGTGGTGAAGCCCCGCCGGGCGCTGCCCAGGTTGTCATAGGTTGGCGGTGCCTGTGTGTCTCCGGTTTCCTGCCGGGTATCCCCAAACAGAATTTGCGCCAGAATGTCCGAATTGACATTTTCCGCGCCGGGTGCTATAGTAGTATCAGAAGCAGGAACCCCTCGGGAGGCCCGCCCGTCTGTCACGGTGTCGACAGTGCCCGGTGTTGTTCCTGCACCATCCCCCGTGTCTACTACGGTATCGAGGTCACCCGAAAGGGCAGAAGTTCCGTTTGGTGTAGATGCGGGGGATTCGTCATTTCTAAAGATGACGTCTCCATTTGCATCCACTACCTCGTGAAGATAGTAGCGGTTGCTGGCGCTGTCCTTCGTGACGATGACACCTAAGTAAGTAGGCTGCCCCCGGTAGGTAATTGGCGCTGCGAAAGTGTAGGTATCATAGCCGCGCCCTTTCCAGTTCTGTTGATAGTCAATCTGCTGGCCGTTTCGGATTACATCCGGGACGGCCGCAAATGTCTCGATTTTGGAAGGGCCTGTCCCATGTCCGATCATGCTGGACTTGATTCTCCCCCTGGAGAATAGAACATCACCAAAGCCGGGCCGATTGACCTTATTCCCAATCGCATTGACAAAAGAGGAAAGCCGATCCACCAGTTTTCCACTTCGGGGGATTTCTGTCCCAGTAACCTCGGCAACCGGATTCATGTTTTGGATATGCGGAATAGACTGACGTACACGGCTAACAAGCGTTGGCTCCAAAAAGCCTGTAGTGCCCTCTGCGGCCTCCTGTGCCTGGGTGGTGGAAACGGGTGCAGTTTCCGTTTGCGCCGCTCCTGTGGCATCTGTGGCCCGACGCTGGACATTTTCGGCGCTTCTGCGGCCAATGCTTCCAGCAGCTCCAAGCGCACCACCCAAAGCGCCTCCAATCAGGCCTTGATAAATGGTGTCTGCCAGATAGTCCGGGTCCTGATATTGCTGCAGGGCAGTTTTATCATAGGTGATCCGCTGCAGCACCGGCTGGACCAACGCTTCCACAACTTCCTCTCCACCTTCGCTCAACGCAGAAAGGACCGTCTGCCCAGCTGCGCTCTGGCCCAGGCGTCCAGTTGCTTTTGCGATAGCATTGTCCAGAACACCGGAACCGAAGGTCCGTCGAAGCGGGGCGGCCACGTTGGCGATCTTCTCTGTTGCAACACTCAGAGCCGCGCTCCCCGCGCCATAGGCCACCTGCTGCCCCAGCGTCGCTCCCTCCTGCCGTGCCTGCTGCGTCCCGGAGCCAAAGCCCCGGACAGCCATTGGAACAAGCGCACTCCCTCCAGTGAGAGCCGCCAGAAGAGCGTCGCCCGCCAACTGCGTCCCGGCCACGCCCACGTCCACCGCGAACTGACCGACACTTCCAAGCCCCTCCTTTGCCTCCGCGATATTCTGTGCCGACTGGGCCGCAAGACGGTCCGCCGTATCATACACGGACTGCGTGGCCCGTGCAATGGGGGCGTGCTGGGCCTCCGCTCCCTGGCGGTAGACGCCGGACCGCTGCTCCGCACGCGCCGCCAAGGTCTCCAGTTGTTTCCGCATAGACGCCGTGATGGGTGTTCCATCATCCAACGTCCCACGTTCCAACATCTCCCGGTAGTGGGCTGCGTTCTCAGCCTCCTGATTGGCCCGCCGGGTGTAGGAGCTGCCAGCAGTATCATAAGAACGCAGCAGGTCCAGGAAGGTCCCTCCGGTACTCGTAAAGCCCGCCGCCGTTCCCTGTGCAGCGCCTTTGAGCATACTCCCACCGCGGGACGCCTCCGGTGTGGAGATCACCTGTCCGGTGGTGCTGTCCACCACTTCGCTGATGTGCCCAGTGTCTCGCATCAGGATATTTAGAAGCGTATCCGGCTTCGTCTTTTCTTCGGCAACTTTCCGCCGAGATTTTGCCGAGCTGCTGATCTTGCCGGTAATGGTATTCTTTCCGGCCTTTGTTTTCGGCTTGGTCGTAATCGCCTCAACATTCGGACGACTTCTTACCGGATCAGGGTCATACGTCAGTGTCTCACCTGTGCTGATCCTTTTAAATGTCGGCATGGTTTCACCTCTTTAGTTAGACAATGCAATATCATATCTTGCAAATAGCTCAGCCAGCTGTTGTTTTTGATAAGTAGAAAGAGAGTTCCATCGGTTGTTTACATTTCCTAAAGCGGCATTTTCATTACCGGATGCCAGCTGCGCCGCCAAAGATTTCCCTAGTGCGTTAAATTCGTTTGGAGAGATTCCGCCTCCGCCGAGTTTCCCAGAAGCAACGGTATTTTTGATGGTTGTATCCCGGTCAGCTTTATGGAGGTTGCCGGAAGAAGATACCGTTCCCTGTTCATTTTCGTTTGACACATCCACATCAGAACTTCTTCCAGAGCTTCCCCGCCCGCCGCCCGAACCGCCAGTAGACATTGCAGCAAGCCGCATATTCAGCGCGTCGGCTGCGGAAATCCCAGCCTCATTCAGAGTGTTGGTGTCCGGCATCACGCCCGCCGCCAGCATCGTCATCGCCAGATTATAGGCATATTCCCGGTTCTGTGCCGAAAGGCTGTCCTGATACTCCTGCTGGGAAGCGTCAAACTGCTGCTGCCACTGGCTGTTTCCAGCGTTGAACTGCGCTTCCCAGTTGGCCTGCTCCTGGGCAAGCTGTGCCGTCTGCATGGCGGCGTTGTCCTGCCGTACATACTCATTGTACAGGGCCTGGGCCATCTGGTAGTTCCCTTCCGCCTGCGCCTGCACTGCCGCGTTGCGGTATTCAATCGCCAGCTGCTGCTGTTGCAGGGCGTTTTCCGCAATGGCATCGGACTCCTTTGTGGAGATGTCCGTGAGGTTGCTTTGCAGCACAGCGGAGTTTGCAAGAGCCGCCTGCCCGCTGGTTCCGGTGTTCAAGCCTCGTGCGTTTGCGTACTCATTAAAGGACATCCGGGCAATATCATTCTGAGACGCCGCTTCATTCCGGGCGCCCTGGTAAATGCCGGGAATTTTCTCCGCGTCCGCCTGCAGGCCTGCCAAATTCTGTTCGTATGCCGATTTCAGAGCCGCCAGCTGTGCGTCCGTGTAGGCTTTGTACATGTCATTCAGGTATCCAGAAAGGTCCGTGGGCTGGAGAGAGTCATAATAGGAAGAGTCTCCGCCTCCGGAATATCCGCCTCCACCATACCCCTCCTGTTCCCGTTCCTGCCTGTTTTTGACATTGATGGCCTTTTTCGCATACCCATTATCATCGTAGGTATATTCATAGTCTCCCTTCGTGACCGTCTGCCCAGCCAGTCCCTCGTTTCTGGACATATCCGGTCTGGTTTTCCCGCGGATAGACTCCTCTGCAGCTGCCATATCAATTTCACCTCAATTTCAAAAAAAAATAAGCGCCAAAGCCCGGATCACTCCGAACTCTGGCGCTGAACGCTCTAGCTTGTTATCAAGTTGTACAACAATTATACAACAAAAGGGGCCGCTATGCAAGCGGCCCCCTTGTTTTGTGGGAATTATTCCTGATTGAGATGCTCCATGCACATCCGGATCGCTTCCCGCTCCCGGTCATTGGATGCATCCTCCATCATAGCGCCCAGCTGCTCCATCATGGAGTCCTTCGCCTCACTGCGGGAATAACCGCGGGCACGGGAGTAGCCGTCGCGGCTGTATCCGCCGCGCCCTTCACGGGAGTAGCCGCCGTCCCGGCTGTAGTGGCCCCGGACATAGTGCTTGCCACGGTTGGCATAGCTGGAGCCTCTGGCATAGCTGGAAGGAGAGTCCATGTCGGCTGCCTGACTGTAACCGCCCTCCTCCAGCATCATGATCTTGTCCACGTTCTTGATGGTATCCGTCAGCTTGTGGACCATCTCCAGGTCCCCGGCGTTCATGTTGCTTTTCTGGGCATATTCCTCCAGCTCCTTGCAGAGCTTTTCTTTCAGGTCATACAGATATTCCATATCGGTTCTCCTTTCACGCGATGCGCTCAACAATAAAATTACTGTTGGCAACGAGGATGGGCTGCGTACTGGTGTTCTTTGCGGCGACGGTGACACAGCAGTCACGGGGGACATCCACCACAGCGGAAACATAAATATTGAAGAAATCCTCTGCGGCAGCCGGGGTGACGGTAGCGGTGGAAGCGTTCAGCGCCTCACCATTGATGGAGATCGCTGCCGTGATGGCCTCCACGGTCCCGCCAGTAGGGACAGCAATATTTGCTCCAAAGGAGACTTTGAATTTTGCCCGGCACTGGTTCGTGAGCCCGCGAAGAGTCACCAGCCCAGCGCCTTCTCGATGCACAATGCAGGGCTTGCCTGTGTTGGCCTCCTCGGTAAAAGGCACGTTCTGACCAGCGGCAACGGTTACGATTGCGCTGTTGCTGTATTCAGCCATAAACTTCATTCCTTTCAAAAAAGTCGGCGGAGGCTATTGCCCCCGCCGCATGGTTCAAAATCGGCACGGGGCCGAACATGTAAGCCTTTCTTACAAGTTGATGTATTGGGTTTTAGCAGCCGCAGGGATTGCACCCACATCCGGCATAAGGATTGGGCACCTGATAGGCCGGGACAGGCATGGGATTGATTCGGCGGATCAGTTCAGCGGTCTGGGCCTCCTGATTAGCGGTGAAGAAAGCGTTCTGAGCCGCCTGGGAAGCCTGGAACTTCAGGCTCTGGTTTTCAGCCGTCAGAGTAGCGATCTTGTCCTGGGTCAGGAAGTCCAGGATCGCTCTGCTGTTGGCGTTGGCGTTGTCGATGATGTCCCGCGTGCTGTTCTGGATGGTGTTGCGGGTATCGCAGGCCTGGGTAGCCATGTCATAGCGGACGCCATCAATGCTCCGCTGGGTATCGCAGCAGCACTGCGCCAGCTGGGCGCCGATGGCGTTAAAGCCCGCCTGCGTCTGATAGCCCAGGTTGCACACAGCGGTATCCACGCCGTGGAAGCCGTTGCTCACGGCATCTCGGATGGAGGTCTGGCCGTTCTGGAGGCCGTTCAGGGCGAAGCCCTCGTTGATGTCGGCCCTGGTGGCCCAACCCTGACCAGAGGGAGAACCCAGGCCATTGCCGGAGTTACCACCCCAGCCGCCGCCATAGCCGCCCCAGCCGAACATGCCGAAGATCAGGAACAGGATGATCCAGGAGGCCCAATCGCCGCCCCAGCCGCCGAAACCGCCGTTTCCGCCCTGATAGGCAGGAGTCACGGGCATGGTCATCACAGCGCCGTCAGAAGAAAGACTCATTGTGTTATCTCCTTTGTAGATTTATTTTCAAAACCCGGCCGGGATTTTGATCGAAGTTATTTACCGAACATGCTCCGCATCCCCTCAAACATGCCCTGCATCTGCTGGGCCTGATTCTGGACTTGGTTGAGCTGATCTTGGGAAATGCGTCCAGAGGATACCATCTCTTGTATCATGGCGTTGGGGTCTTTGCCCCGCATCTGCTGCATGAAGGATTGAAACTGCTGCATCATGTTGGGCTGTCTGTTGCCGCCCATAGCCTGATAAAACGGGTTCATTCTGCATCCTCCTTATCTTTTGCCGCCAGCGCATCCAGGCGGGCCTCCAACGCCTCCAGACGAGACAGGGGCGCATACTCTACCGCCGGAGCCTGCGGGGCCTGTGCAGTCCGCTGATTGCGTTCCACGAGGTCATATATCTTCATGGACGGCTTCCCGCTCGCGTCCGCCTGTTTGAGATAGACCACTGGGGCGTTACTGTCCCACAAGGTAACGGCAGAGTTAGGCGCCACCAGATAATTTGCCGCCTCCATCTCACTCTGCACCCACACAATAGACGGAGATGCCGGGGCTTGCTGCGGCTGCTGCATGGGTTGATAGGACTGCCGCAGCTGCGTCAGCTGGTCCGCCATAGGCGGCTGATACGGTTGGTACGGCTGATAGTAATAGGGATAGTTCGGCATCTCACGTCATCCTTTCTGCCAGTAGTACAGCACAGTTTCGTGTTCACTGTGCCATGTATCGTAGATCACACCATCCTGCAGGCATACCACATGGCCGGACAGGGCCAGAATGTAAGTCCCGTTTGGATGCCCCATCGCAAACTCCGCCACGGTCATATCCTCGGGCGCCATGTCACGCTGAAAGCCATGCCGCCGGAGATAAGCCCCCCATGTGGCGTTTGCGCTTGGCATATCACCTCTCACAGCACCCTCAATGCAGAGACCAAGGTATGTCCTGTACCAGTCCTGCTCCAGCGCCTTCGAGATGGCCCGGACGGTACAATCCCCCACATTTTTCTCGTAGGGGTTCGGATTGTAAAATTCAAACATATTGCTTTCGGTCATCATACAAAAGCTCCTGCTGGTGGATGTATCCTTCCAGGCCGGAGTAATTTCCGTCAGTGGCATATTTCATGCAGATGTCCCACGAGCTGGATTCCGTGAAGCCGCAGGCCACCAGCCGGGCCACCAGTTCTGAACCATTCAAAATCAAATCAAACACGTCCTTATGTTAAGAAATCAGGAGGCCGCAAGGAGGGCGGCGACGTGTACCAGCCCTTGTCCCTTACGTCCTCCATGCTTAAATTTTCTCACAAAAAATCCCCGGCTGGGGGTGGTCCCAGTCGGGGTTATGTAAGACTTATGCTTGATTTATGCTGAGTTTGGATAAAGCCGCTTTGCTACATCGGCAACCCGTTGAAAGATGTACTTTTCATGAGTACTAACAGCGCCGCGATACCAACCGAGATCGGTGGCAACTTCGATTTGGCCTACCTTATCAATGATACGCCGTTTCGCTATAAATTCGTCATCTTCGTGTAAGGCGGCTTCATAGATGGCTCTCTCAAGCTGAGAGCGCAAGAGCTTATCCAGCGGATCAGGCAGTTTCACTCTTGTGCTCACAGTCTCACGTCCTTCTTTCCTGTTATTCCATCAGCTTCCACATTCGGTACAGCATCGTACACATCTGCTGCCGGGTAACAGGCTGGGAGAGCATTAGGTCCCCTTCGCTGTCGCCCGTCAGGATGCCGTTTGCAATGGCCCATTCCACGCCCTCCTTGTGGGCGGGAGACGGTGTATTGTCCATAGTGACCTCCTTGTCATAGGCGGGCCGTACAGCCCCTAAAATCTGCCCAAGAGTCCGGGTCCGGCGCATGACCTCTCCCCCGTCGCTGTCGTTGCCAATGGCGGTGTTGCCCTCGATGGCCGTGATGGAACTGCCACCAACCGCCTCCACGATGCCGCAGTGGTCCGGGCGCTTGTCCCCGCCCCAGTCGTAGATCACTACGTCTCCGGGCTGGTAGTTGGATGTTACCCAGTTCCCGGCGGACTTTGCGGCGTTCATTAAGATTGTGCAGGAGGCCGTCTCAATGGGCAGCTTGACGCCCGCCTGGGCAAAGACCCACTCCACAAACATCACGCACCAGGGCTGGCCGTCCAGGCCGTACCACGCGCCGTATTTCGTCCGGTTGGAGTTGGCTGGAGTCTCTTTGTACCCCAGCTCTCCACGGGCGATGTCAAGTAGTTCCCGTACTGTTGCCATTGTCCGCCTGCGCTTTCTTCTCTGCCTGAGTCCCGAAATAGAAGGCAATCACCACGGTGAACACCGTCAAGAACTGCTCCGCCGTCACGCCGCCGGTGCAGGTCAGGTAGGCAAACACCGCCGTCAAAACGATGGTGACGATGGACTTCACTGTCAGCAGGTTTCCGAGGCGTTTTTGCAGTGTTTCCATATCAGCCCTCCGGCTCTGCCAGGGTGTCGCCCTTCAGCTCGTACTTCTTCCCTGCGATGTACACGTAGGCGGTCTCGGCGCCCATGTTCACATCCACGGTCTTGCCGTTCACCACATGGACCTTCTCCATGCAGCCTACGCCGTGGTCCATCAGGCCATAGCCGTTGACGGTATCGGGGGTCTCCCCCGCAGTGGTCGCCACAAACTCCTCCTGAGTGATGACGTTGCGGTTGGGGTCCAGGGTAAAGCCCGCGCCTGCCTCTTTCAGAGCCTCGTTCGCCTCGGGCAGGGTCATTTCGCCAGTGGTGTACTTGTTCAAGATTTCGTTGGTAGTCATAAGTAAGCTCCTTTCAAATTACAGCCCAATGCGGGCCAAAATAAACGCAATCACAGCCGCCAGCACCGCCCATACGGACTTGTCCACGATGGCCTCCCACCGCTTTTTCGGCTTGGCCTGCTCGGCCTCCTGCCATGCGATCAGCCGGTCCAGCTTCTCCATGATATTGTCGTACTGCTCATTCCGGGCGGCCTCCGCCTTTTCCAGTTCCCGCATCCGGTCAAAGAGTTCTTTGTGGGTGCTGCGGGATGCCTCCCGCCATTCCGACATCTGCTTTTCCAGCATGTTGGCTTTCTGGAGGCCCAGGCAATCCCTCTGCGGGTCCAGGATACACTTCTCGTCAGCCATTGGACACCTCCCCCAGGTCCTCCCACTTCACGCCCACGCTTCCGGGTTCCCACACGTTGTTGTCCTGACCGGACCGCCAGACATGACCGTCATAGGTGCAGCAGTCCCCGGTCATATACGGCGAAGTGGAGACAGCGATAAACGGCAGGGCCTTGGCCGGGTCTGTGGACCACACAAAGCCCCACTGTGCGGGCAGGTCCTCCGGCTCTTGGGTGTTGTAGATAGTGCTGTCATAGGGCTGGAGGAGACGCACCACACGCCCCGCTGTGGAACAGCAGACAAAGCCCGCCTTGCGTTCCAGCATATTCTTGGCAGCCACAGCCGCCTTGAAGTTCGGGATAAACTCTTCGGAGGCATAAAGCTCCGTCCCGGTCATGTCCGGGGCCTGGGCCTGGAGGGTCTGTGCCCTCGCAAGCCCGGTGTCCCGCATGGTGGTAAGTACAAACTGCTTGTCCGTCATACTGCGTTCACCCCCTCCCAGATGGCCGCCGCCAGTTCTCCGTATGTCACATACTCCGTTGCCGGTTCAGGCTCCGGCTCCGGCGGCAGAGACTCCTTCCACGCTTCCCAGGCTTCGGTGTTCGGCTCCACGGTGTAGATCGTGCGGAAGAAGCCCTCCTCGTACTCTTCCTCAGAACTGGTGATGGTTACGAAGCCGTTGTACTGGATGACCGTCTCCGCCTGCTCGTCCGTCAAGGGGATGGCGTCCTTAAACGGGTTGCTCTGCGGGGCGGGATACGCCCCGGAGGGGTTGGGGGTTGGGGTCAGGTATTTCATGCGGCACCTCCCAACAATGCTAAGTAGGTATATGCGAGTCCTTGCTGGTTACATTGTGCGTAAGGTTTTGCCTCGTCTATATACCAAGATACTGTGTTACCATCTCTTTTTGCGTAAACTGTGGAAGTAGTTTTTAGTGCGCCGTCTGTTTCGACATACAAATACGCTCTAGCAGTAAAAGAAGTTGTCAAAGCGACCACATCCATTAGGATAAAGTGGCTTGCGCCACCATTTGAAATCAGCAAAAAGGCGGGAGGCGCAGAAAATGTCAGCGATGATGGGTTTGCATTACCAAGTGCGCCCGTCCCGACATAGCTCCCGGTCTCGATGCTCACTATGGGGATAGCGCCGCCAGAAATGTCCGTGAGGGTGCCCGCCTCCTCGTACTCCTGCTCGTCGTGGACGGTGCCGTCACTGCCGACGTAGTAGGTGGACTCAAAGGTAGAGGGAAGAGTAAAGGCAGGGCGGTAATACCATTTCTGTGTAGCGGTGCAAAAGGTATTATCAAAAGAAGGATTTGGATTTCTGCTCAGAGAAATGGCCGTATTTGTACGTCCAATCGTTGGCGTTCTTGTCCAAATGATTTGTGGTCCATTTGATGCCTGTTGCAATGTTTCAGAAATAGGCAGCACTGTTCCTTCGACATTGAAATTTACTCCTGTCCCGCCCATTTCTGTTGCGGAAAGTTGGAACACTCCTCTTTCAAGTGTGGTTACTGTATCATTTCCGTTACCGGGAGTATAATAAATTTTAGTCGTCCCAATTTCAGACTGAACAGAACTATCGAGCATGGGTTTGTAGGTGCTTTCCATCCATATATCGATATCACTTGTAGAATATGCATTTACTCCGTCAGTGTCCCATGGACGTGCAATATACAGATCTTTCCGTACCACCAGCGTCCGCCCAGCCCCATTCAGCCCGCTCTCGTAATCGTGCTTGGTGACGTAGAACTCCACCATTTGCCCATTCTCCGGCAGGCTGATGATGTTTCCCTCCTTGGCCGTTGCCAGATCGACCGTGACCTCCGAATACTTTGGTGCCTGGCTCCGGTTATACAGTACACTCCGGGCCAGCTTTTGTAGCGCCAGCCCCAGGTTTCCGCCCCAAATGCCGGGCGCTCTCACCGCCTCCGCAATGGTCTTGGCCCAGATGGTCTTGCCTTGTTGGGTCAGGTCCGCCACGCTCCCGGCATCCGGGAAGGTGATGGCCGCCTTGGTGTACGTCCACTCCCGCGTCACGCTCACCACGCCGCTGCTGGGGTTGGTGGAAGCCGTGATCTTGATGGTGCCCGCTCCCGTGGGCAAGTCCACCACCGAAATCTTGTTGTCGGCTCCGTTGGTGGCCGTGTATGTCCGAGTGTTGACGCCGTTGATGGTTTCTGTAACCGTCAAAGTACTAGTTCCGCTGGAGGACACCGAATACTGTACATCATTTGTGAGAGTGCCCAAACTGCCGTCAGACCCGGAAATCACCAGGGCAGAAAGAGGGACTACGGAAACAGATGTGCTCGTTGTATAATCGCCATATTTCCCGTTTGCGAGAGATTTGACGCGGTACTGCACGCTCGTCCAGGTGCCCACCGTTTCCTCAAAGCTCGTGTTCGCTCCGGAATACACTTGCACCCAGTCGGCGTCCGTGTTCGCTTTGCGCTCCAGGATGTAGCTGCTTACTCCATCTACGGCAGACCAACTCACCGTGATCTGCCGCCCCTGCATGACCTGAATCGGCACAGTCAGGGCAGTGGGGGACGCCGGAACGCCAACGGTTCCATCATCCGAAACCAGGATGGTAGGGTCCATAATCATGGCAGGTAGGGCGCCATAAGAGGGGTTTACCGAGGTGCTGCCCAAGCTGCCATCGGGCAAGACGTAAAACTTTCCGTCTGTGCTCGTAGAAACTGGAGAGCGAAGCCACCAAGCAGCCGCGGCTCCATTCAGTTTAGCAATCCGCTTGCTATTGGCTTCCGTGTCAAGTCCACTCTTGAAGTAATCCAGCTTCGCGCCGTCTATGGGCATAACTCCACTTATGCCAGACAGGCCGACCTCATATCCACAAAGAGGAAACAGCTTGCACTCCAAACCATTTTCTCCACTTTTGATGTCCCATAAAGGCCCTCCATTGCCTGGATGGTATGGGATTTTCACTGTCTTGATGGCAGACTGGATGTGGCTTTCATACCTTCCCAGATACCCAGCCATCGTAGACATAATTGTGGAGCCTACAAGTGTGTTTGCATTGGTGCTGTTCCACTGGACGTTCTCCACAATATCCTGCCGCAGCAACCACGCACCGTCACAGGCACTACCATACAGTCTTACATCCGGGTTCCCGATATGCACCACGATGTAGTTTACCGGGCTCCCGTTCTCGTCGATCTTGACGATGCTCCCCACCGCCACGCTGCCAAGTGTCTGCGCCATCAGTTACCACCTCCGTTGTAGGTTACTTGGATTTGAGTGTTCAGAATGGACGTAAAGAACGATGGGGCCATCTTTTCAACGGTGATTGTTCCATCCGGAATCTGCCCCAGGACAAGCCCTTCCAATTCATCACGGCCAGCCTTTTCGGAGTCAATCTGCGGTGTCAGCGTCTCATTCAAAAACTGTTTGATGGCCTGACCGCCCTCGTCAAATTTGGCTTTCAGCTCCGCAGCCGTCAGGCCGCCCACGTCGTTCGGTTCATCGTCCAGAGCGGAGATGATCGCCATGTCCTTCTCAAACCTCGCTAGAGCCATGTATCAGGCCCCCCTTTCCTGCGGGACTTCTCCCGTCTGGTTGATAACCCGCTGCAAGGCCCCATATCCGGCGCCGCCCCGCAGCGGTGGATTTTCCTGCCCGGCAGGCGCGGGGCCTCCCCCATTCCCGGAGTTGCCGCCTGCGCCGCCCATCGCCATTGCCATCTGCCGCTGCTGGTCTGCCTGTAATACCGCAATCAACGTCTCCCGGTCTGTGATCTGACCGGCAGGCAGACGCTTCAAATACTCCACTGTGGAAATCTTGCCCTGCATCAGCAAATTGTCCAGCGTCTGCATAGAGGCGATTTCGGACCAGTAAGAAGATGCTCCCACATCCAGGTCCACGGTAAAGTAGTAGTCCTTCAGGCTGGAAAAATCGAACGGAGCCAAAACCTTCCCATTAGCCCCCGGCATGGTGAACATCACACGGTTGCCGCCTAGAGCTGTCTGGTCAACAGGAATCTCCACGTAGCGGTCCCCGTAATACTCGCCCATAAACTCCATGTAAATCCTGCCCTGGTCTTCAATGGCCTGCAGCAGCGTTTGCTTTGTCAGCTCCATAGGAGTCGCCGCCGCCCGCTGCAGGGCAATGATAGCGGAGGTGTTGTCGGGCCGTGTATCGCCAAGGGCCACGTCGGAAGCGCCCAAAAACCGCTGCGTGTAGGAGATTGCAAGGTCAATGAACTGGGAAATCTGGGGAGAGATGGTAGCCGGGTCGATAATCTTTGCCACATTCTCCACGCTGCCGTTGACGGCGATGGCCGCGCCCACTCGGTTGCTCCACTTGGCGACCTTCGTCTTGTCGAAGATGATCTTGGGGTAGGCCAGCATCATCAGAGAGATCATGGACATGGCAAACAGTTTGTTTACGAAAATCTGGTTCGGAATGAGACCTGTAATCATGGCCTGCCCATGGTAGCAGTCCTGTACAAAGTCCCAGGACATCCAGGAGATGGGATACAGCTTGATTCCAAGGTCCCATTCGGGCTTGATCTCCTGATTCTGTGTGCATTCATAGCCGTGGATGGTTCCGCTCTCGTCATCCCGCCACAGCCGCAGCAGGACCGTAACTTTATTGCCGCCCAGCTCGTCCATGCGGCTATCCCCGCTCTGCTTGCTGTCAGCAGTGATGCCGTCCGCATCATCCTCACTGACGCCGTTTGCGATTGCCCGCTTCTTGGCCTCAGGAACCAGCATCCGGCGTTCAATCATGATATAGGGCTGACTCTGAACGTCCCGGCTGTTGGGATTTCCAAACAGCACCTGTGTGTTCATCAAAACTTCCGTTTTGATTGCGCCCTTGCTTGGCTGCCCTGTCTCTACATCAGGGTCCCAATAGGTGTACAGACAGCCGTCCCCATCCACCGCGGCGTTCCTGGCAAACTCGCGGATACAGGCCCCCATTTTGTTGAACTCGAAAATGGACTGGAATTGGTCATTCAAGAGGTCTGTCAAAATCTCCGCATCCTGCCCTGTCAGCTTCCCGTTGGAGGGCAGCGGTTTTGCGTGGAGCTTTAGGTTGTCTGTAGACACATTCGCCACAGAAAACAAAACGACACGTTTCAGGAAATTGAAAACAGGCGTCGGCAGGCCATTGCTATGTACTCCCTCCCACTGCTTGCCGATGAAAAAGTTCTCATTGACATTCACGCAGTCATACAGTTGGATTCCCTGATTAAACTGGACCCCAGCCTGATACTCTGCAGACACCTTCTGAGGTGTCGGGTCAAACTTCTTCATTGCTCAACTCCTTACTTCACGTTCCCGGCATACCGCAGTTGGATGTCCGTCTCCAGAACAGTCGCCGTCGCGGATGCGCTCTTGCTCTTGAAAATCAGCTTGTAGAAGGTCGCCTTCTTCACTTTCAGCTTCAGCCGGTCCACTTGGGGTTTCCGGTTGGTTCGGAAGGACCAATGGCGGAAATCCGCATGGGTGAAGGTCGCCAAGCTGGATGCCACAACCTTCTCCGGGTAGTCGCTCCTCCGGTTACTCTGTGCCGTCACTGTGATCCGGGCATTGGTTTCCGGCTGGATTGCAACGAACAGCATGGGGGAGTATTTCAGCAGCCAGTCCTTGTCAAAGTCCATGGAGCCAGTGGCGGCATAGGCATCGATCTCTTCTGTATCATCATTTCGATACTGCCGGGACAGATGCTTGATTTTTCCATCCTCCGTGATGCCGTAGGTGTCATCCTCCACATCCACCATCTGCCGGAACGGCATATTGGTGTAGTAATACCAGCTGTCATTTGCGTAGTTCAGAATGACGGCGTTTTCGTTCCACAAAAACCAGTATTCGTGCTCCCGCTTTCTGTTGAAGGTCCTGACCTCCGAAAGCGCCCAACCGCTGATCGTGGCCGCGATCCGGTCTGAAATGCGCCGTGCATTCTGCTCATTGTCCGTGATATTCCCGGTACTGGACGTAGACCGCCACTGGTAGATGCTGCTACCGTCCAGTGTCAGCGGATTGTTTTCCAGTAACCGCACCTGTCCGGGAGCATCATTCCCGATCTGCCGGTTGACCGGCAGCACATAAAATCCGGGCGTGGTGATTCCGGTGTCCAGCGTCACGGTGCTGTAGGTGATCGACCATGCGCTGTCCCGCTTGAAGGCCAGCAGCCGGGCATAATGCCGCACAAGAGCGGTCAGCGGCGTGTTGCTGTCCCCGATGGCCGCCTCGTATAGGTCCGGGAAATAATCCGCCGACGCGAGGCCGGTGTCTCCGTTGATTCCGCTGTAGATGGTCCGGTTTGTCCCATCTCCATACAGGAACACACGGGTATCGTTGGAGCCGTTGTAGAGCTCGGAGAAGTGCATCCCGGTCACATCGCCACGGGCGCCATCGCCTTTCTTGTAGGTGATGGTCACAGTATTCGTCCCCTTAGCTGGGGCTGTGTTGAAGGTCACTTTTCCAGCCGCGGTGTCGGCGGTATACTGCACATCCGTCCCCTCTACCGCGGTCACACTGTCGATCTCTTTCTCCGGCAGAAAAAAGTCTTTCGCCTCGCCGTCCGGGGAGAAGCGTACACGCCGCAGCCCCGTCAGCCGGTTCACATTCTCCAGCTGTGTTCCGCTGCCCTCCGGTGTGGTTGCTGTCTGTACCAGCGGGATATAGCCCTCCACATCCTGAAAGGTCTCCTCTGCTTCTCCAGTCCAGCTCTTGTACTCATGGCCGTTCAGCAGATAAACCTTCTCGTCAAAGCCGAAAAAGGAGGTCTCGTCCTGGGTACAGGTCCCTACTGCCTTTACACTCTCCAGCAGAATGTCCACATCGAAGATCACACCGCCAAAGGCGCACAACAGATGGTATTTCCCTCCCACCATGCCATACCAGCAGCCGCAGAATACCGGATGCTCTTCCACGCCTTCTTCCTGACTGTCCGCCCAGCTATCCCAGGCAGAGCGAAGGGCAAGAACCGTCTGCGTACCTGGACGGATTTGGAGATGACCGTCTCTGGTAATGGCAAAGTTCCGCATCTCAGAGAGCTCTCCGACTCTGATTTTGGTGTCGCCATCCTGATTCTCGTTCAGTCCCAGAAACTCTTTGATTTTCAGAATGGTCAGATTGTTCGATGTGGAAATGCTTGCCACAGGTCAGTCACCCCCTCCATAGGTCAGATAATCGTCTGTCATTTCTCCGCCGGTCATCTCGTCGTCGTAGTCCGTCATCCCGGCGCTATCGAAGTCCTCCACTTTCGGCGGAACCGGTTTCTCCGCGCTCAGTGTCCGGGTGACACAAAAATAACGGCAGGCATCGCAGATGTGGGTGATCTCATGGGGTTCCGTGGCACAGTCCGACGGGTTTTTGTCATCGTGCTGGATGGCTGGAAGATTCGTGCAAAGCCCCTTGCAGTCCTGCGTCACCAGCAGGCCCGGCCGGTCCTTTTCGCTGTTCAGTGGTTTCAGCATCTCCTTAACTGCCATCCAGCCCTGCACACGGTTGTTGCTGGCCCGAATGATGCCAACGCCGTTTTCCATGAACAGCTCTGCCATGCTCTTTCCGCTGTCCTTTTGTCGGTTCCACATATCCGGCGGTGCCGCCGTGAACTCGATCTGCTCCCAAGACGGCGTCAGGTCCAGCATCAGCTTTGCCGCCTCGGATACAATGATGCCGCTCTTCTGTACCTCGCGATACACATAGCAGCGCCCATCGAAATCAACAGCAATCCAGAGGCAAGCGAACATATCCAGGCCATAGTCGAACGCCCGGTACTTCTTCCACTCCGCCGGAATCCTCCAGAACGGTTTGATAATATGAGTCTCCGCCCGGAACTCCGGGAAGAATGTTCCAGCCAGAGCGTCCCAGTCACCGTACCGCCAGGCCGCTCGCACATCGTCCGGCAGCAGGTCCAGCATCTGCACATACTCTGGGGACGCCTCCAGCAGCTGGGGATTATCATCCACCGTGGCGTGAATGAAGGTATAGTCCTCTGCTTTTTCTCCGTTCTGATACTGACGGGAGATAAACAGGCGTTTGACCCACATGTGCCCAACTCCGCCGGGGTTACAGGTCAGGTACATCCGGCGCGGAAACTTCGTAGCACCGCGCAGACAGGCGCCCAGTGTTCGGAACTGGTATTCCGTGAATTGTGTCGCCTCGTCCATGAAAATCCAGTCGTATTCCTGGCCCTGATATTCCACATCGTCCCCACTGCTATAATGTCCGAACTTGATAACACTTCCATTGGAGAAGAAAAACATGTGCATGGTGGCGTTATATGCTGCGATCTCTGCCGGAATCAGCTTCCGCATGGGCAGGATCATCGTCTGCTCCAGTTCCGGATATTCTTTTCGGACAATCAAAATCCGGATTCCCGGATAGGTCATCGCACCGCCAATCGCTTTAATCCGCACAACATGGCTCTTCCCACCGCCACGGGCGCCGCCGTATCCAACATAGCGAGACCGCGCCTGACAGAACTGCTTCTGCTTTGGGTTCAAATCTCCCAGAGCCAGATTGACGGCTCCGCTGTTGTTTCGTGCTTTCTTGTTTGCCATGCGCTCACCTTTCAGGGAATGACTAGGGAAATAGGCCCCCTTGCGGGGGCCCATATTGCTTACTCGTATGCCTTATCGGCCTCCATGCCGCAGCAGCCGTCCTTGATCTGGATGCACCGCATGACCTGGCCGGAAGTCAGCGTCACGCCGCTGGAGGGATAGGTCTCAGCAGTAGAGCTGTACCGGGGGTTGGTCCCGTCCACCGTGTACTTGTACACATTGCTGCCCGGTTCGGAAATCGTGACTTTGTGCGCAGAAATGGACAGTGTGGGAGCCGGCAGAACAGCCGCGTTACTGCCGCACACCGCAACGCCGTCGCCCTTGGTTGCCAGGATGAAGCTGTCGTAGTAGGTGACGCCCTGCACCACAGGACCGGCATAGCCCTGTACCTTGGGCAGCACGTCATACTGCTGCAGCTTTACGGGGTCCACACTGGATCCCTTGTACTTGATTAGGAAGTACACGCCGGAGGGCAGATAGCTTTTTGGGATGGTGACGACTTTCGTTCCGTCCACTTCACCCACAACGCCTTTTGCCAGCGCCTTGGTGCCCAGGCCCTCCAGATTGATGAAGTCCGGGTTCTGCTTCAGCAGCTTGTAATACTTCGTGGGGATGTACAGTGTCCGGTTCTCCACCGGGACAAAGGCGTCCGTCATCTTGGCGTTGACATCGATGATGTACTCCACAATGGTGCTCTTGGTGGGCTCTGCGGAGGGCTGATACTGGATGTTGGCGCCCTCACACCACTTTCTCAGCCGGTACTTGTCCATGTTGGGGATAGTGACCTCGTCCAGCTGACGCCGCAGGGACTTTCCCGCCGACTTCTCGATGGCCTGATCGCTGTTATCCAGAGGCTCAATGACAAATGTAAAGGCAGGCGCCTTGTTCATCGTCATCTCCTGGATCGTGTCGCCCAGGTTCTTCGGGGTGCCAAACCGGTTGCCATCTGCAGTCCGGTTATAATCGGTCTCCGGCACAGTATCCACGGAGTAGACACGGATGGTCTTGGCTCCTACAAAGGAATATTCGTGGCCTGCGGCGGAGTCCGTGATGGATGCCTTGTGAAATCTCTCTGCGATTTTGTCTGCGTATTTGATCGTGTAATTAACTGCCATGTGGCCCTCTCTTTCTTTTCACCAGATGCGAGAAGGCCCCTGAAATCAGGAATCCCAGCCATCCAGGAACGGGTCCTTGTTCTTGTTGTCCGCACCGGCAGACTTCATGCTGCCAGTGGACCGCTCCGTATTTTTCTGGTTTTGCTTGATGGCAGAAGCATTGTGTTCTGCCTTGGCGGCCTGCTCATTCGCCCGTGCCACCTGCCATCTGGCATAACTGGCAACCAGGGAAAGGCCGCTTTTCACGCCGTCCCATACCTCTTTCGGAATTCCCTTCGGGTCCTTTGCCGCATCCGGAAATGTCTTTTGAAACTCTTGAATATCCGCCATCCTGTGCTGCTCCGCGGACTGCTTCTGGGCCTCGGCGTCCCGCAGCTCCCTCTGCCTCTCCGCTTCGGCAGCTTCCTTGGCGGCAACGGTTGCTTCACGGTCCTCCAGCTCCACAGCCCTTTTGGCCTCTTCTGCATTCAGGCCCTCGGCTCTCTTAGCCTCCTGGCGGATGTGGGCAATATAGTCCGTGGTGTTCATGCCTGCCTTGTTCGCAAACTGGCTGAACAGGTCCATCACAGGCCGGAATTCCTCGTACTTTCCGTGAATCCGGTCATAGTCCAGGCCCTTTTGAGCAAGGGCCGTCAGTTCCTGTTCGTTGACCGTCTTGTCCTCGCCTAAATGGCGCAGCGTCCAGGTTTTCGGTGTGGTCTCCGGTTCCTGGGCCTCCTGTTCCTCCTGCTTCTCCGGTTCAACGTCTTCGCCCGGTTTGGCGTCAGTGTTTTCGTTGCCAGCAGCAGGTGTTTCCGGCGCCTTTTGCTCTTTATCAGCAGGTGTTTCTTCATGCTCTGACTCCTGTTCTTCCGGCTGGTCTGCCGGGCTTTCCAGAGTCTCCGCCCCGTCGAATCCATCCATGAAGGAGTCAACCGTGGTCTCGGTCTCCTGCTCCAAACCGGTGGTATTCTCTTCCATTGCTTCCTTCTTTCCCCGCCTGGTCTGGCGGCGTGTATTTCAAGCGTCCGTGGTCTCGGGCGTCTTGCTCAGAAAAACAAAAAAGACGCCAAAGCCGGGATCATTCCCAGCTCTGGCGTCTTGCGCTCTAGCTTGTTATTTCATTTTGAACTCCGGCAAATTGCCGGTGATCTCCTGCCCCATGAAGATTGTGGGCCACCATTCCCTCCTGCACTTGCGGCAGTATACCGGCGTCCCATACAGGACCGTGTTTCCCGTCACCTTCTGGATACCCTTATGGCATTTGGGGCAGGTGTACCATCCATGTACTACCATTGGCCGAACCACCCGTATTCAATGCCGCCCCAGCGCGAAAGGTAGTTATCTCCGCCGCCTCCACCGTACACATCCTCCACGCTCTCGATGCCGGAGGACGGCAGGCGGCTTTTGGCCGTGTTCAGATTCTCCAGGTATGTCTGCCAGAAGAAGTTCGCCTGTGTGGGGTTTTCTTCCGTCAGAAGCAGTCCGGCCAACCCATAGGGCAGAACGTTCCGGCAGATGTAGTCATCGAGGTCCAGGTAGTCATCCAGAGACGTCACACTGTCCAGAGATGGTCTGGTTTTCGCCCCATCCGACAGGTCCGGATACGTGTCACTGTAAGGATAGACCTGATCCAGCAGCGTGTTCAGGATGTTTGGCGTCCGAAGCGCGTATTCGTTCGTATCTGTTGTACGGGTCGCGCCTGTGGACTCGTTCTGCGCATCCATCAGGTGGATCGCCATATCAAAAACATCCTGCACAGATGCCATTACAAACCTCCTACATCAAAGCCATCTTTGCCATTGACTGAAAATGTCATCAGGTTTTGGATGCCCTCGTCGATCTCCTTGGACCGGCGCTGCTCTTCCTGCTCCTCATCCGCGACAGGCTCTGCCGCTGGTTCAGTATCTCGGTGCATTTCAGAACGCCTGTAGGCAACAATTCCCGAAAATGCCCCAAGTATCGTCACCCCGCAGCCGACCAAGCAGCCGATTGCAAATTCTGTCATGCGAAATCACTCGCCTCCATGTTCTTTCCCATCTGGACACTGACTTTCACTTCTGCATTGGCTTCCACCCTGTCCTGATACCCGCCGTACCGCTTCTGTTTCAGCGCAAAGATCGGCATCGGGGCTTTCGGATTCCGGTACGCCATCTGAACAGCAGCGGCGGACATCCGCATATAAGCCATCTGGATCGTCTCCTGCAGGTATTCGCAGCGGCGGCCATTGTACCAGTTATCCAGCGTCATGAGTGAAACACCCAAGTACACGCCAAGAGAAAATTCCTCGGGGACATCGCCGCGCTCCGCACACTCTGCAAAGTAAGCGTCCAGCTTTTCCTGCAGTTCCTCCGCAGTTTCATATTTCGCCCCCGCTCCCGTCCGCTTCTCCGCTTTCGGCTCCTCAGACGCTTTTTTCGCTCTCGGCATGTCCTCACCGCCTTGTATCAAAATCGCCCCACCGCTGCTCTCTCCACGTAGGAACGTAGCAGTCAACACAAGCGGTAGGGCAACCGCACCGCATGTCGGCTTCGATTGCGAAACTCTGGTACGGTCCCCCAGTTTCTAGTCCCCATTATAAGCCCCGCGGTCAGGGCAGGGCTGGAGGAACACCCTGCCCGCCGCAGGTGAGAAAAGAAGATGGTAGGCTTTCGCCTATCTATACTCTACCACAGATCACTTCCAAATCGTTCAGCATATTTTATGCACCCCTGTTTTGTACCCGATAATAGTATTTTAGGTTCAGATTTCAGAACATATCCCACCCGTTTTTCCGGTATCCCCCTGACCTGTAGAGAGTTGAGGGGATGTAGGAAATATAACCTATGCCGTTCCCAGCGAGGCCGCCCGTTTTTCCGCTACCCCTCCCTCCTTGTTATCCATCATCTACAGCCCCGGCCGCATGCCCCCAGTCCAGCCACGCCCACGCAGGCCGCGGGCCGGAGCCATGATGCACACGCAGCCAGGGCGGCCAACCGACACAAAAATTACACAGAAACCCCCAAAACCATTGCAAATACTAGATTTGTGTTTAACAAATAGTTAATTCCCATTTTCCCGAATCGCGTCTTTGTTATTTCTCTATCAATTTAATTCAATTTTTTTAAGCATTTTCGGATGGCTCTTTCTTGTGCAAAATCTCCTTGCAAATTGCTTCTCCTAGTCTATTATGCTCCCCATCTGCTCCTCCTCACTGTTTGGGCTTTTGCCAGAACGACAGACAAAGCAAAAGCGCCACCAGCAGGAGCCAGTGGCGCAAGGGGGTCTGTTAAGGGGGGTTATATTCTTTCTTGTTTCTTTGGGGGGATTATAGGGGGGATAGAGATAAGGGGTTTAAGGGGGGAAGAGAAAGGGGGGGAACAAGGGGGCGTTTCTTTGTTCTTTCTTGGCTAAATCTTGTCCTTGATTGCCTCAATAATCCATTGGTTGACACTGATTCCGGCGGCTGCGGCTCTGGCCTTGATTTGGTCTCTGCTGATCCCGTCGGAGCCATCCAGGCGAACCCGGAATGTGATGTTGTCATAGGTCTTTGCGTTGTACAGGTTGCGCGCGGGCGCGGTTCTACGGTTGCGCTCTGTCCTGTCTCCCATCCTATCACCTCCTGTTGTGCCGCATTATACCATATATGCCGCAGCAATGCAAGCATTGTCAAAATTCAATAACACCAGACGCTTAAAACTATGCAAACCGCCAAAAACGCAAAACGGCTATTGACAATGCATGCATAGTCGGCTATGATTAAGCCATCCCAAGCGGAACACCGCAAGGGTGACGGCACCTTGACAACCGAATATCGGCACCGCTATAATGGGAAACGAGGTGATAGCGATGGACAAAGAAATGCTGGAAGCAATTGGGCAAATGATGGAATCCCAAACAGCAAAGATCAATCTCCTCATTGAGAATGATGTTACAAAGAAAATCAATCTCATTTATGAAAAGCTCGACAGCATTGATGAAAAGTTGGAGAAAATGCCAACACCAGAAGATCTTGCCATTGCCAACGGACGAATTGAAGTTTTGGAGGCAATCGTCAAGAAGCTGTCTCGTGAAGTCGCAGAGTTGAAGAGAGCCCAATAACTACATACCAAACAAGGCGGTGCCGGTATCCGGTGCCGCCTTTCTTTTATAGCGAACAGCAACCACGAAAAACAAACAGGAGGACAACACCATGACAAAGTATTTTGTGAACTGCAAGACTCTGGACGAGCTGAAGAAAGCCTATAAGGCCGCGGCCATGAAGCATCATCCCGACATGGGCGGCGATACGACCACCATGCAGGCGATCAATGCAGAGTATGAAGCCCGGTTTGAAGTCCTGAAGCGGAGCCAGAACACCCAGGCAGCCGAGGACACCACCGGCCGGACGAAGGCCACCACCGAGAGCGCCGGTGACTTTATCCGGATCATCGACCAGCTCTTGAAGCTGGACGGTCTGGAGATCGAACTGTGCGGCCGCTGGCTGTGGATCGGCGGAGAGACCATGAAGCACAAGGAAGCGTTAAAGGCCGCCGGTTGCCGCTGGTCCTCCACCAAGAAGATGTGGAGCTGGCACTTTGCAGAGGACAGCAGCCACTGGCACAGGGGCAGCAAGACCATGGCGCAGATTCGAAGCAAGTACGGCAGCACCACCTTCAGCCGTGACGCCGCCAGAAATGACGCACTCCCCGCTTGACGGGGAGGCGTCCAGGACAGGAGGCTTTACAATGAGCGTAGACTGGAAGAGCCTTTTTCGCCGCTATGGCGGTGTTTCCAAGGAGGCAGACATCCGGATCAGTGGTTATCTGATCCGGCCGGACTGTTTGACGCGGGACCGCATCCGGTGGAATGACGAGAGCGCCGCCCGGATCATTGCAGACTGCGAAAAAATTACAGAAGAGCTGAGGGGATACCGCCAAGCGCTGGCGGCACGATATGCCGAGCTGTCCGCCATGACCTACTCCCTCCGGCTGGACCTTATCCGGGAGCGTGGTTGGAAAGGCCCCGTCACCTATTGGCTCCGGCTGGTCAGGGTATACGCCGACGGCCACGAAGAAACAGAGTGGAAAAAGGGCTGGCCCGGCAACGAGCGGCACAAGGCATTGAAAGCCTACCGGGAAGAGCTGAAAGCCCGCCCCGGAATAGAAACAAAGCTGGACATTGAAAAACGCCGGTGGGAGCATTGACGCTCCCCCGGCGGGATGTTACAATCAAATTTAACGGAGCCCGCATAGCGGGAGAAAGGATCAAAAGCCATGAAACAGATCAGCATTAACAACGGCGCAACCTACACCACGCCCGCCGAGGCGTTGGAGGAAATCAGCCTTGACACTATGGCTGAGTACATGGATGACGACACCCGCGAGGCCGTGCATAACGAGCTTGCGCCCTGCTCCGATATTGAGTTTTTGGAGCGGTATCTTGAGATTGCACCTGATGACCTGATTGTAGGATAAACCGTTGCCCGCCCTGGGGCTTCCTGGGGCGGGTTTTCATGTCTTTCAAGCAAAGAAAAGCCGGGGCTTTTTCGCCCTGGCCTCTCTAATTTCACATCATGTTCACAGTAACAACACAGAACCATTGATTTTTATAGTTTCTATTTTACAGACTGTTTAATTTCATCGAATTTCATCCAACGACTGAAATCACTGTCTTTCCCTTGCAGCTCTAGCTTTTGTGGCATCCAATTAAGTTACCTTATATTACTTCAAATTACCCATGAAATTCACAGTAAATTCACAGTTAGCGGCGCATAACATTCACAGTGGAAAACTATGTGGAAAACTATCCCTCTCTGGCGTCCATGTAAGCTCCCAGCAGTTGGGCCGCAGTTGCCTTGTGCTCTTGTCGCAGATGGGTGTAAACGCTCTCCAGAACCTCCGGTGTGTCTCCCAGTATCTCCGCAGCCTGCCGGGGGTCAAGCCCCGCCTCATAACAAATCGTTGCGAAGCTGTGGCGGAAACAGTGGGGCGTGATTGGGAATGTCTCATGGATTTTCCCGTCGCTGGTCTGGACGATTTCATTCAGCCCCACATCCTGGCAGTACCTCCGCCAGTTTTTAGCGATCTCCCCTTGTTTCATAAATCCTCCGTCTCTGCCTGGGAAGATCAGCCCCGCTCTGGTTTTGGGCAGCGCGTCCGCCAGCGGCTGCAGCAACGGAATGTCCCGTCTGCCGTTCTCGCTTTTCAAGTGGTTTTCGAGTGTCGGTGTGGTACTGTAGGCGTAGTTTAGTTTTTTGGTCACATGGATGACTCCGGCTTTCCGGTCAATGTCCGCATAGGTCAGCGCCAGGGCTTCTCCCCGCCGCATCCCAGTATAAAGCAGTAGATACGGAAACAGCCACCAGTGGGCTTTCTTCTCCCGCCCCGCTGCCTTTACGGCGGCCTCCTGCTCTTCGGTCAGCGCCTCCCGGTGCTTCACAGGCAGCCCCCGGCTCTTCTTGATCTCCGCAGCCGGGGAAATATCAATATCTCCGGAGATCACCGCATGGGCGAATATCATCTTGCAGACACACAGCTCAATAGAAACGCTGTTGGCGCTCCTCCCCTGCTTCTCGAACGCGGAGATATACCGCTGGATGTCCAGGGGCCGTATCTCCTTCGCAGGTCCGGGGAACGCCTCTTTCAGACGCTTCACGGCGTAGGAGTATACCCGCCGCGTGGATTCTCCAATATCCCCTTCGTGCTGCACCTCCCACTCGTCCGCGATCTTTGGGAAGTCGCGCCCACGCTCTTTCTGCTCCTGGTATTCCAGGATTTTTCTGTCCACCTCGCGGCAGCTCTTTCCCCGGAATGCCACCCGCTTTCCGTTGATGGTCCGGATCGCCTCAAAGAGCCCGTCCGGCCTCTGATGATACTTGCTTTTCTTCGCCATCTTCTTTTCCTCCTATTGCTTCATCAGGAGGTCTGTGCTATACTGTGAACAGACCTCCCGGCTTCGTGGTTGCTGTTCGGGGTGTCGCTGTGCCGTCCGGGTGCGTCAACGCCCGGGCGGTTTTCTTTATAGATCACCAACAATACGGGCACGGCGAGTAGCCAATATACGCGCAATATTCGATATTATGTGCCCAGTATTCGTCTGCGTTTTGGAATGTATCGCACCAATAGTTGTGGTAGTATGGAGAACCGTTAACAATAAAGCCGATACTGCCATTCAGCATTGCTGATTCTTCTCTCATACTCCTTATAGTATTTTGCTTCGAGTCGACCTTCTCTTGAAGCGAAGAAATCTCCTTCTCCGCCTCCTCTAAATCCATTGAACAATTTGAATACAGCCAAACAAATGCCGAGGAAAGGCAGACCAGAACGGCCAGCATAATAAAAAAGCCCATCTTGAAATAATTTTTCCCAGCGTTCTTTTCCCGTTCCTGCGGTAGTTTAAAATTTGATCTGTATACCTCAATAATAGGAGCTGGTTCCGCTTTCGCCACAGCGTAGCCTGTTTCTGCTTGCGTATTTTCAGGTGACTTCATCTCAACTGTGGAAAGGCGCCCCTTAGAACGTAAAATATGCCCCCCTATTTTGTAGAATACGATACCCCAAATCAGAGCAGGTGCAAATGTTCCAACATTATCCCCCGCCACGAAACGCAGAGCCATAAACAAAATGGCAACTGTGATTGTATAGAGAATACAAAGCAGACGGAATCTCTTTTTCAAAATTGGTTTTTTCCAAATTAGCGCAAACAGAAGAGGCCCTGACCCATAGGCTAACAATGTTATAGCCATTGCCAACAATATGCTCATGAAATACAAATTAGGGTTTTCAGAGAACGTTGAATAATCCATATCATTTCCCTCCCCAGTGTCCCAGCACCAGCCCCAGCGTCCGGAAATCGTCGCACTCTTCGATGATCCGGTCCTTGTAATCCGGGTTGAAGGAAACCAGCCTGATTTCCTGCTTCTCCCGGTCCACTTCCAGCTTCTTGCAGAAAGACTCCCCATTCAAAAGGAAAATCCCGACCTGCCCCGGCTCTATGGCAATCTTGGACTGCACAAAAGCCGTTGCCTTATCCGGGATATTGGGAGCCATACTGTTCCCGCTGATCCGCACACCAAACTCTGTCCCCTCCGGGATGACGTTGGCGGGGTACTGCTCAATATGAGACGCGATATCGCTCAGGTAGTTCCCCAGGCCTGCGGCGGAAGGCTGGTCAAACACCTCCACATCTCCCAGCCCATCGCTGCGCTGCTTGACCTTTGCCTTTGGCTTCTTGGCCCCTGCCTGCCGGTGCTCCGCCACGGCGGCAGCGTGCTCAAAATTCAGGATGGCCCGGACAGCTCCCTTTCCGTGCTCGTCCAGCTTCCGGAAAACGTCCGCAATTTCGTCCGCCTCGTCCCGCTGGGACGGGGCTTTTTTCGCGTGCGTTTCTCCATGCCCGAAGTCCACATTCACAATATTAGTGTCATCCTCTATCAAATAAGAAGCCGGAACCCCAAAAATAACAGACATGGCCTTTATTTTGGAACGCGGAATATCTTCAACGCGACCGCACTCCCATTTGCTGACTGCATTTGTTTTTACGCCCAGCTTTTCTCCTAATTCTGTTTGGGTCATGCCTAAGTCTTTTCGAAGTCTCCTGATTTTTTCTCCTATCGTCATATTCTTACCTCCTTCCTTTCTTGTATCTTGATAATAACAAGCGAGCTTCTAAAAGTCAACAAAAATATCTTGACAGCGCGAAAAAATGTGATAAAATAAAATTATCTTAGAAAGGTGAATCGAGGTGAAGCAGATGAATACAGACATGCTCAAGGGGAAACTGCGTGAGAAAGCCATGACACAGGCAGATGCTGCACAGAAAATTGGTCTAAGCCTCTCCAGGTTCAATGCGAAAATCAACGAAACAGGGGGAGCGGAGTTCTCTTTGGGAGAAATCCGAAACATGAAGCAATTGCTGTCATTGGATGCCGCCCAGGTAGACCAAATTTTTTTCGGCTGATATTATCTTGAAAGGGTGAATTTATGTGGAAGAAAAACAAATCACACATCTGGAATATACCAGAGCAATGCTGTCTGGCCTGCTGAACTTTTGTTACCGAAGCGGCCTTGCGGATGGCGGTGTCTGTCCGGACTGCGAATTGTGCCAGCCTGACATGGGCCGCTTTCACTGCCGCTGTTGCTACGCAAGCGTCTTGAAAACCGCAATCCAGGCCGTGGACGAGAAAATGGAAAGGGAAGGTATCAAACCTCCCCCCTCAAAGCAGCAGTCTTAACTTGTTCCATACAGGAGATACAGGGTTCCCCTCCCTGTAGATCATCGCATCCGTTGCATTGTGCGCCTACCGTTTCCCCACCCTTTACGAGAAGCCGTACATAACATCTCCGCTCCGTTCCAGTCAAGTCTTTCTTACACGGAACGAGAAGGGACTTCTCAATGATCTCATACTCTTTATCCATACTCCACCGCCCCTCCTAAAGCTGGGGAAATTATACCACAATTTAGGAAATGCGGCAACATTAAGAAGTTGCTTTCCGAAGCCGCCCAGCAGCTAATTCACGAATCAGATAAATCCCCCGACCCACATGGTGAGGACAACCAGCACAACCGCTTCTCCAACAAGCATCAGCCCATTTGTAAACTGCGGCGTTCCGTCTGGCTTCTTTTTATCTTGGATCGTCCATGGAAGTGCCACAAAGACCCCCCAAAACACCAGGCCAAGAAAAAGGTACAGCGCAAACATCAGAATAGAGTTGATGGAAATTCCTTCTTTGAATAAATCTGCCCCTCCAATCAGAAGTGCAAAAGCCCAGCAGCAAGGAATAACCTTCAACACCATAGTATCGTCTTTCTTGAACCACTCCAGAAACTTTTTCATACTATCCCCCCATGATACCAATCTACACCAACAGGAAAATTTTTGCAATAAAAAGTGCCCCCGCCAGTGGCGGAAACACTGACGAGGTTAGGAAGGAGGACATCATGCGTGAGAACCTGAAAGCCGCCCGGAAAGCAAAGGGCATGACCCAGCAGCAGGTGGCGGAATATTTAGGGATAACCGTACTGGCATATAAAAGGATCGAATATGGGCAGAGAGTTGGCAGGGTCGAAACGTGGGACAAATTAGAAGACCTATTCGGTATCCACCAAAGAAAACTGAGAGAGGACATCAACGGGCTTGATATTTAGGAATCTCCGTCAGCTCGCTCACTCTTTCTAATGCCTTCTTTTTCCCGTCTTCGTTCAGTTGGTCAAAAAGCTCTACTAGCTTTCCAGTAGAACCAGAGAACAAAATGGCTCTCCAGTATTGTTCTTCTTCTCTTTCCGAAGCCGCAACATTTTCGTCCATTTCTTTTCGCCAGTCTTCAGACGTTTTTCCAGTCAGGATATAAATTGGTTCTACGGAATACAATTCGGCAAGTTTTTCAATATATTCTGTTTTGATATTGCGCTGTCCTTTTTCATATTTGCTGATAGTCGCCTTTGTGACCCCTAATCTCTCAGCGACATATTCTTGTGTATATCCAAACTTTAGACGCAATTGTTTTAAGTGGACGTTCTCTTTCACATTCAATGCGGATCACCTCGAAGATAACTATATCAGAAGGTATCCATAACGTCAACTTTTTTTGGTCGACCCCTTGACGTTAATATCCAATTTGGATATAATGAGCCAAAGAGTATCCACGACGGATACTATCAAGGAGGGCCATTATGATGACAAAAGTTGAAAACTACTGCATTAGCAAGCGTACCCGGAGCATCTGCGTAGATGCGGATGTGAAAGCCTGCATCAACTGTATGTGGTATGAGCAGTATTTCCGGCAGAACCGGGGGAATATCCGGACATGGGTCCCGACCTGTTCCGGGTATTGCCTCCTGCAAGGCAAGCAGAGAGGGCCGTTGAGCCAGCCCTGCAAGGATTTTGAAACAGAGTAAAAAGTGCCCCCGCCAGTGCACCACCACCGACGAGGGCTGCGGAACCTATTGAAAGCGCCAACAGGCCCGCGAGGACAGTATACCATTCCTCCGGGCGGAAATCAATCGCAAGGAGGAATTTGCTTTGAACGAAAACAGCACCATCAAAGACCTGGAGTCCCAGGCCCGCAACACCAAGCGGCTCATGGACAAGCTCAACCGAGCGGCCTACGGCATGACCTTTGACGAGGCCCTGCGCCTTCGCCCGTCAAAACCGAACAGCAACCACGACCATCAAGAAAAGGAGGACCCAAATGTCTGAATCAAGATACTACCGCGACAACCTCGCGGACATTCTGGAATTCACCGAAGGGCGGCACCTGCTGTCCCTGGAGGATGTCCGGCGGTTCACCGGCATCAAGAAATACAGCACTTTGAAGAACCGCTTCCCCTTCAACGGCTCCAAAATCTCCGCCGCCACCCTGGCCCGGAGTCTTTCGGAGGTGTCGCAATGATCCTTCAAATCATCGTTCTGACCGCCGGGGCCATCTCCCTGACAAACGCCCTCTTCCGGATGCTGGACAGACTGGAGGGCCGCAGATGAACATTGGAGACAAGCTGTGCCTGGAACCCACCATCCCCACCAGCGCCTTTGTGACCGCAAGGACAGGCCCGCATCCCTGCCAGGTGGTCTCCATCAACGAGCGGCACCATCATTTCACCGTGGAGTTCGATTTCCCCGAAGGCAGCTTCCGGGAAACCTACAAGGAGGAATAACGCATGGACAAACAAGAGTTGAAAAATATTTTGGACAAGCACCTTAAATGGCTACGAGGCGAAAATGGCGGAAAACGGGCCAACCTGCCCGGGGCCGACCTGTCCGGGGCCGACCTGTCCAGGGCCGACCTGTCCAGGGCCAACCTGTCCGGGGCCGACCTGTCCGGGGCCGACCTGTCCAGGGCCAACCTGCCCGGGGCCAACCTGTCCGGGGCCGACCTGTCCAGGGCCAACCTGTTCAGGGCCGACCTGTCCTGGGCCAACCTGCCCGGGGCCAACCTGTCCGGGGCCGACCTGTCCGGGGCCGACCTGTCCGGGGCCAACTACATTGAAAAGGCAAAAAATTTATTTTATCCCATTGCCTGCCCGGAAATCGGCGCTTTTGTCGGCTGGAAAAAGGTCAAAACCAGCGGCCATGAGTGCATTGTAAAGCTGGAAATTACCGAAGATGCTGTGCGCAGTTCCGCAGCAGGCCGGAAGTGCCGCTGCTCAAAGGCAACCGTTTTGGAGATTCAGGATTTAGAGGGGAATGTATTGGAGCAGGTCGCCGTCAGTGATAGAGATGAGAACTTCCATTACATTCCCGGAACTGTGGTCTCCGTTTCGGATTTTGACGAAAACCGCTGGAACGAGTGCAGCACGGGCATCCATTTCTATATTACCCGAGAAGAAGCGGTGAGGCATATCCTATGAAAAAGCTGACCCGCGAAGAGCGGCGGCGCCGGAGCCAGAGGCGGCAGCTGATTACATATCTTCTGTTCCTGCTTCTGCTGCTGGCGTGGTTGGGAAGCTACCTGATTATGACCGTAGAGGCAGAACTGCCCGCTATGCACAAGCCAGACCCCACCGCGGAAGACGGCAGCCTACCCGGCGACGATACCCCGGCCCTGGTCCGCTGTTATCTCACCGAAGAGGAGCAGGAGGCAGCGGAAAATGAGCTGATCGAGGCGGCGCTGCTGTCCCATGCCGTCCGCCTGGATGATGTAACAGTCACCCACTACTGCACCTGCTCCCGCTGCTGCGGCAAGTCCGACGGCATCACCGCCAGCGGCAGAAGGGCCACGCCCGGCGTCTCCGTGGCCGTGGACCCGTCCATCATCCCATTGGGCTCTGATGTCCTGGTGGACTATGGAGACGGAGAACTCCACTATTACCGGGCGGACGATACCGGAAGCGCCGTGAAAGGCGCCCACATCGACCTCTGCATGGAGAGCCACGAGGCCGCCATCCAGGCCGGAATCCGTACCGCTACAATCTATTTCATCGAGGAGGGAGCTATTTGACAAGAGAAGAACGTATCAAGGCATTCACGATGCGGATCGACGGCCACAACTGGCAGGAGATCGCCCGGGAAATCGGATACGCGGACTGCACCATCAAGAATGACCTGTCGGCCTGCATCCGAATCCCACCCCGGCCCCCGTCCGTGCTGTATCCGGTCATCCGAAAGTACATTGTAGAAAACTATGGCGGCGTAGTCAAGAGCTTCATTCAAGACGTGGGCGGCGTCTCATACGCCCAGGCATACCAGATGCTCTCCGGGCGATTGGCTGCCTCCAGGCCATTCCGGGACAGCGTGGCCCATCTCATGGGTATTCCCGCGGAAGATGCGTTCCGGATCGGAGGCGAGTCATGAAGCACTGCCAAATCTGTAACGCCTACTTTGACGCCCCTATGGTCCGGGAGGGCACGGACCCCACCGTATTCCCCGGCTACCGCTACCGGGAGGAGCTGTGTCCCGTCTGCGGCCAGTCCTATATCGAGGACGCCGCCGTCTGCCCCATCTGCAAAGACTATATGCCCGCTGGGGTCATCCTCTGCAAATCCTGCCGCCGCTCCCTTCTAGCCCGTTTCCGGGACTTCGCCGACACTCTCCGGGAAGAGGAAGAAGACCAGCTGGACGAGTGGCTGGACGGCCGCAGCATCAAGGAAAGGAGCGAGTTTCGCTGATGGAAAATAATTTTTTATCCCGCGTCTCTGCTGTTCAAACGGAGCTGAAAGCCCCAAAGGGCCGCATGAACAAGTTTGGCGGATATAAGTACCGGTCCTGTGAGGACATTATGGAAGCTGTGAAGCCTCTTCTCGCTCAACACCAGCTTCTCCTTACGGTCTCCGATACATTGGAGTGCATCTGTGACCGCTACTATGTCCACGCAACCGCTACGCTGTGGGATACCACTTCGGAAGCATCTCTTTCAAACTCTGCCTATGCCCGCGAGAGCGAGGACAAGAAAGGAATGGATGACAGCCAGATCACCGGCACCGCGTCAAGCTATGCCAGAAAGTACGCGTTGAACGGCCTCTTCTGCATTGATGATACAAAGGACGCGGACACGGACGAGTTTGCAAAAGAGCAGGCAGCCGCCGAACAGCGCAAGGAATATCGCTGCGACGACTGCGGCGAACTGATCTATCCCGTCAAAAAGAGAGACGGAAAGCCCTGGGATGTGAAGGATATGGTGAGCTATGCAAACCGTCGGTTTGGCCGACAGCTCTGTGCGAACTGCATGAAGCGTGTGGAAAGCGAGGGTATCTAAATGTTTATCAATGGTATTACAGACTACGACCGCAATGGGAACGAGGTCAAGACCGGCCTTGTCATCGCAAAGGCCACCTGTGACGGCGATATCCGCATCACCAGCAACGGCAAGGAGGTCGGCTCCATCTCCGTCCGCGCCTATGGCCGCAAGGATGGAACCGCCGCTTTCCTGACTGTCAAGGGCTGGGGACATCTGGCCCGCCAACTGTCCGTTATGGTGAAGGGCGACCGGGTCATCGCCGCCGGACGGCTGGAGAGCCGGGAGTACAACGGCAAAACCTATACAGACCTGATAGCGGACTATGTGTGGCCCACAGAAAAGGAGCCCCACTTCCCCATCCAGAGCGGCGGCGTCAATGTCTCAGCCGCAGACTTCGCCGAGATCGGCGAAGAGGACGGCGAACTGCCGTTTTAAGGCGGGTGAACTGCTTGGAACGTGACCAATTTACCTTTTACCGCAGCTTCTGGGAGGCGTTAAAAGTGCTTCCGAAGAAGGACCAGCTTCCCTTTGTGACGGCGATTTGTACTTATGTGTTCGAGGGAGAAAGCAAGTCATTAACAGGACAGGCATCCGCTTCCTTTTTGCTTGTAAAACCGATACTTGACAAAGCAAGCAAAAAGGCAGCAAACGGGAAGCGAGGCGGAAGCAAACCGAAAGCAAACCGGAAGCAAACGGAAAGCAATATAGAGGGAGAGATAGAGGTAGAGGGTGAGGTAGAGAGAGAGAAAGAGAGTGAGAACGATAGTTATACTCCCCCTACCCCCTCTTCCAGGGGGAAACGCTTTTCACCTCCGACAGTCGATGAAGTCAGGGCATATTGTCAGGAGCGGAACAACGGGGTAGACCCAGAGTCGTTTGTTGCTTTCTACGCCTCCAAGGGCTGGAAGATCGGTCAGTCTCCCATGAAGGACTGGAAACAGGCTGTAATCACCTGGGAAAAGCGCAGGAAGCAGGAAGGGAAGGAAAAACCTACTGCCCAAAGCATGAACGACGAGACGTGGAAGTACATCCGGGAAATGTACCAGCATAAGGAGGAACCATGAACAGCAAACAGAAGGGCAAGCGTGGTGAGCTGGAATGGGCCAGCTACTGCCGGGAGCAGGGCTATGACTGCCGCCGCACGGCTCAGTATTGCGGGAACACCGGGGACGCCTCTGACGTTGTAGGGCTGCCCGGCATCCATCAGGAAATCAAGCGTGTGGAGCGGCTGAATTTGGAGGCGGCCATGGCCCAGGCAAAGCATGATGCGCCTCCTTGTGAATATCCCATTGTAGCCCACCGGCGGAGCCGCTGCGAATGGCTGGTAACGATGCGGGCGGAGGACTGGTTTTCCCTGTACCGGGAATGGGAGGCAGGACGTGAGCGAACTTGAACAATATCTGGTCCCCATCCGGCGGTATTCGGCCAACCCCTGCATGGATTGCTGCTGTCCGATCAGCAAGTGTCCATGGCTGCGTGAGGAAAAGCCAGTACCGGGCTGGACAGCTAAGAAACGGACGTTTGTTGTTGGGAGAAACCGGGGCGGGCGGAAAACATGGGTGACTACATACGCCATCGAGAGCTGCCCGCTGGAAAGGAAGAGAGCATGATGGATGATACAAAGCGCGCCCTGCTGGGCGACCATGAAGCGGCCAGGCGGTTGACGGATGCGGGGGTGCTGTTGCCGTGTGCACATTGCAGGGGGCGTGCGATTCTGATAGAAGGAACACTTCAAGCGCCCGGGAAATATGGCGTAGTGTGTGGTGAGTGCCTTTGTGCAACAACATGGTGTGTTGCAAAAGAGGATGCTATCGGTAGATGGAACACTCGCGCGCCGATTCTGAGCGCGGAGGGGATGGAGATGCTGGAGGAGCTGGAATGAAGAGCCCGGGAGAATATGTTGACATTGGGGACCCAGCCTTGCAAGTCAGAACAGACGAGGATGGAAACACCGTGGCCTCTGCAACGATACAGGCGGTTGTCCTCTGGAAAGAAGATATCAAAAACTACATCATGGACGAGATCATCAAGATGTGCAAAGAGCACGGAATTACGGACCTGTATGTGCTGAACCGGGATTTCATCCTGTCAGCCATCAGGGAGAAGATGGAAAGGGAGGCCCAACTATGAAGCTGGAAGAAGCAATCGCAAAAGCTAAAATTTTGAATGATAGCCTTAAAGAACTGACCGATGAATACGAGGGTCAAGGTTCGTTTATAGCGGCTGGTATGGCTGTGTCGTTCAAGCTTGTATTGGACACTATCCTCTCCGCCCTCCGCCCCGTCAGCCGGGAGCAGGTGGAGAAGGTGTGGAGGGGTGAGTGGATTGACGCTTACCCTGGAACGAGTTCCTGCAAATGTACTAAATGCGGTGCTGTACAAGAGTATGAAAGCACATTCTGCTGTCATTGCGGCGCTCCCATGACGGACGAGGCCGTGGAGATGGTGATGGAGAGATTGGAGGCGCTGAACGATGGCAAGGGCGATTGATGCGGACAAGCTGTTGGAACAGCTTCAAAAAAAGAAGTGTGGCACAGCTAATAAACGATACACAGAGGGATTTAACGACTGCTTAATGAGGGTAAGGTCGATGATACATTCTGCGCCCACCCTCACCCCGCCGAACGAGCCGCTGATATGCGATGGGTGTCTATGGGCGGAAATGGGGGCACTTGAGAAATGCTC